ATGGTTACGAGAAGCAGTACAGAATTCTTAATAATTCACTGTACAGCAACCCGTCCTTCACAGGACATAGGCCGTGATTCTGTTGATGCGTGGCACAGGCACAGAGGATTTCTAGGTATCGGTTATCAATACATCATCCGCAGAAGCGGTGAGTTAGAGATAGGCCGTGCTGAAGATGACGCTGGTGCTCATGCACGTGGCTACAATCATAAATCTATTGGCATCGCCCTTGTTGGTGGTGTCACTCAAGATGATATTGAAGTAGCAGAAGACAACTTCACACCTGAACAATGGGTAACACTGAAGCAGCTCGTTCAAGGGCTGTTACATAAGTACCCAGAAGCTACCGTGCTAGGTCACCGAGACTTAGCTGGTGTTACCAAGGAATGCCCATCGTTTGATGTGCAGGAATGGCTCACTGAAGCAAGTGTAGCACTATAGCAATCAAAACCAATGCCTTCATTCCCCGAAGGCATTTCATTCTAATGAACTCAATAACTGAGAGGACTATTTATATGTCACAAGCACAAACTGTACTTAACCACTTGAACAATAATCGCAAGATTACTTCTATCGAAGCCATTGGCTTGTATGGAATCACACGTCTAGCCGCTGTGGTTCACACACTGAAGAAGGAAGGTGTCGAGGTAGACACAACAATGAAGGATGGTGTTAAAGCCCCGTATGCTGAATACAGCTTAGTCCACTAACCATGAGGGAACATGATGACAGTCCCGTGGTGGGGCGTGAACCCTGCCCAGACTGTGGTTCCCGCAACAACCTAACTCGCTACGGCTCAGGCCGTGGCTTCTGTTACACACCAGACTGTGGTCGCCTAGAGTGGCCCGATGATGACGGTGAACCTAAACCTCAAAACCAAAGGACTCGTATGGCTAGTGATTTAATAACAGGTGATGTTCGTGCCTTAAGACAGCGCGGTATCTCTGAAGAAACTGCACGATACTTTGGTTACAAGGTTGGTTCATACCGTGGACAACCTGTACACATTTGTCCATTACATAATCTTAAGGGAGGGCTAGTAGCACAGCAGTTAAGAACGCAGGACAAAGAGTTTCCTATCCTAGGAGACTTCAGTGAGATGCCTATGTTCGGCACTAAGCTGTGGAACAAAGGTAAGAAGGTAGTAATTTGCGAAGGGGCCATCGATGCGATGTCTGTTTCCCAAATCCAGGATAACAAGTGGCCTACTATAAGCCTACCTAATGGTGCTGGTGGTGCAGCTAAATGCATCAAAGCTAATTTACCTTACTTCAATAACTTTGAAGAAATTATCCTACTTATGGATGGTGATGAGGCAGGCGAGAAAGCAACGGCTGCTATAGCTCCACTGTTCCCTGCTGGTAAATGTTTCATAGCCACTATCAATGGGTACAAGGATGCTAACGAAGCACTACTTGCTGGTGCTAGCCGTAAGATTCTTGAAGCTATCTGGGGCGCTAAGGTGTACCGACCTGACGGCATAGTATCTCTCTCGGACATCCGTGAAGAACTAGAGAAGCCTGTCGAGTGGGGTATGCCTTGGTATTTACCTACCCTGAACAAAGCTACCTATGGTCGCCGTCTTGGTGAAGTGTATGCGATAGGCGCGGGTACTGGTGTTGGTAAGACTGACTTCCTAACCCAGCAGATTGTTCACGATATGTATGAGCTAGGTAAAACTGTAGGTGTGTTCTTCCTTGAGCAACGTCCTGCTGAGACTGCCATCCGTATTGCTGGTAAGCAAGCTGGCAAACAGTTCCATATCCCTGATGGTGATTGGACTAAGGCTGATAGGTCTACCGCTTTAGATGAACTCATGGAGCACGACAGGCTACGTATGTACGACAGCTTCGGAACGTGTGAGTGGGACACCATTAAGTCCAACATCGAATATATGCACCACGCTGAAGGTATCGAAATCTTTTACGTGGACCATCTCACTGCACTGGCAACAGGTCAAGGCAGTGATGAGCGTGTTGAGCTTGAGAGAGTAACTGCTGCCATCGCTATGTTAGCTAAACGCTTGGACATCATCATCATTATGGTGAGCCACTTAGCTACACCTGAAGGTAGAAGTCACGAAGAAGGTGGGCGCGTAAGCATCCGGCACTTCAAAGGTAGTCGCGCCATTGGATTCTGGTGTCACTTCATGTTCGGACTTGAGCGTGACCAGCAAGCAGAAGACTTACATGAACGTGAGACTACGACCTTTCGTATTCTCAAAGACCGCTACACAGGCCAAGGAACTGGCATGACATTCCCCCTTAACTACAACCATGAAACAGGCAGACTCTACGAAGCTAGTCCATTCGACTTAGCCCCTGTGGAAGCCCTGCCTTTCTAACGGAGAACCTGAAATGTCTTACGCAAAATTAAAAACTGATGAAGAGTTGGACAATGAATTCATCCTTGGTATTGAAGAGCTTGAAGAAGAAGCAGAAAAAGAGGAGCTAATTAACTTCTTGAAAACTGTTTACTCTGTAGGTAGAGGCTTACAAGACTTAGGTTTAACAAGCACTGAAGCTAAGGACGTGCTGTTGGATGTACTGAAACGTACTGGGAATAACTAATGCGCCTAGTCATTGACATTGAAAGCAATGGATTCCTAGAAGTCCTGACTACAATCCACTGCATCGTTGCTCATGACCTAGACACTGGAATCCTCCACACCTTTAGACCCCATGAAATCCCAGCGGGTATCAAGCTGATGTCAGAAGCTGACGAACTGATTGCCCATAACGGAATCAAGTTTGATGTACCAGCTATTCAGAAACTCTACCCTGACTTCAAGCCTAAGCGTGTCATCGACACCTTAGTCTGCTCACGTCTTATCTGGTCCAACATCAAGGACCTAGACTTCAGTCACTTCAAGAACATTCTGCCCCCCAGGTTATTTGGTTCTCACTCATTGAAAGCTTGGGGCTACCGCCTCGGAGAACTCAAAGGTGACTATGGTCAGCAAGAGAATGCTTGGGATGTCTACTCAGAAGAGATGATGACGTACTGTGAGCAGGATGTGCGTGTAACTGTGGACCTTTACAACAAGGTTCTAGGTAAAGGCTATAGCCAACAGGCGTTAGACCTTGAGCATTCCGTGGCTCAACTGATGTGGACGCAAGAGTGTAATGGGTTCGTGTTCGATGAGAAGAAAGCACAGAAGCTATACATAGACCTCGCTGAACAGCGTGACTTAATCTACCAAGAACTTCACACCCTGTTCCCTGCTTGGGTAGTGTCTGAGGGACAAAAGAAACCAGCACGTAGCTGTAAGTATAAAGACCCATTGAAAGCTGACCGCACTATGAACGCACCCTTCACTGTCATCAAGATAGTGGAGTTCAACCCTGCGTCACGTGCTCACATTTCTAACAGGCTTATCACTAAGTACGGCTGGGAACCTTCAGTCTTCACAGACAATGGACAGCCTAAGATAGATGAAACAGTGTTGTCTAAGCTTGACTATCCTGAAGCGAAGCAGATGGCTAGATACTTCATGCTGCAGAAGAGGCTGGGACAGGTAGCTGAAGGTAAGCAAGGGTGGTTAAAGGTCTGTACCAACGGAAAGATTCACGGAAGTGTGAACCCGAATGGTGCAGCCACTGGACGCGCAACGCATAGCTACCCTAATTTGGCGCAAATCCCATCCATGAGAGCAGCTTACGGTAAAGACTGTCGTGAGTTATTCACTGTCCCTAAAGGATGGAAGCTCATGGGCGCTGACGCTTCTGGCCTAGAATTACGGGCCTTAGCTGGTTACATGGCTCTCTATGATGGTGGCGCTTACGTTGATGTAGTCCTTGATGGCGACATCCACACAGTGAATCAAGTAGCTGCTGGCCTTGCTACACGCGACCAAGCGAAGACTTTCATATACGCATTTCTCTATGGCGGTGGTGACCAGCTTATTGGTGAACTGGTTGGTGGTGGTGCTAAGGAAGGTAAGAAGATTAAGAAATCATTTCTTGATAAGACTCCTGCCCTTAAGAAACTACGTGAAGCTGTAGTCAAAGCTGCTGAACGTGGCTACGTCAAGGCTCTTGATGGCCGTCAAATCCACATACGCTCACCTCATGCTGCATTAAATTTTCTCTTACAGTCCGCTGGTGCAATTATTTGTAAGCAGTGGTTGGTGGAGTTTGACAATGAGATGCAAGCGCAAGGCTTTAAGCATGGATGGGATGGTGACTATGCAATGTGTGCATGGGTCCACGATGAAATCCAAGTAGCTGTTCGTGAAGACCTAGCTCAGAAGGTAGGTGAGATAGCTGTCTTAACAATTCAACGGGTCACTGATGTGTTCAATTTCAGATGCCCATTAGATGGAGAATTCAACATTGGAAACTCATGGGCTGAAACTCACTGAGGTACTTAACCGTGCCTATCAAGCACCCTTCACGACACGCAGTGACTTCGCTCGGACTAATGCCGAGTGGGTTGCTGTGTGTGCGTGTCAAGGTTTTATATCAACAAGCATTGTAGGTGATGAAGAGTTTGGCAGAGTGTGGCATATCACTGTCATGGGCCTACTACACCTACGCCAATTAAAGGAAAGTTCTAATCATGACTGATGTAAAAATAACCGTTGACCGTGCGTGGTTCTCGCACCTTGAAAAAGAAAGTCACCTTCTTGAGATTCTAGAAGCCTGTGGCGTTTGTGATTGGGAAGGGTATGCGGAAGCCTGCAAAATATTTGAAGAGGAACGTCTTGACTATGAAGTCTGAAACAACCCCACGTGTTATCAGTTGGTTCAGCTGTGGGGCAGCCAGTGCCTACGCAACCTACCTTGCCTATGAAAAATATGGTGATGACCTAGAAGCAGTTTACTGTCGAGTCAAAGAAGAATCTGAAGATAACCTACGTTTTTAAATGAGTTCGTAGAAAAGACAGGCATACCTGTGAAGATTATAGGTGATGAGTCAATGGACTACTCAATCTTTAAAGTCTTCCATAAGCGTAAGTTTATCAAAGGTCCAACAGGTGCGCCCTGCACCATGATTCTTAAAAAGAATGTACGTAAAGCTTACCAACGCTCTGATGATGTTCAGGTGTTTGGATACACCATTGATGAACTGAACCGCGTTAATAGGTTTATTGATTCAAACAATGAAGTCATTACCGATTTCATATTGGTTGATAGGTCTATCACAAAGCCAGACTGTATGCGCTGGTTCAGTGCGATGGGCTTTACGTTACCTGAGATGTACCGCCTAGGGTATGCCAATAACAACTGTATCGGGTGCGTTAAGGGTGGCATGGGATATTTCAACGCTATCCGTGTCGATTTCCCTGATGCCTTTAACAAGCTGGCCAAGCTTGAGCGTGACATAGGACACGCAATTAATAAAGACAAGGACGGTCCAGTATACCTCGATGAACTACACCCAGAACGTGGCCACTTTAAACGTGACCAACCTTTAGACTGCGGTTTTACATGTGAATGGGAACAAGGAAAATTAATATGAAGACTGAATACATCGACCACATGGGCAACGATGCTTCTGTTGTCCGAGCAGCGCGTGTCTCATTCGCTGATGACTCACGTGAATTCAATGAAGAGAATGATGCAGGGTTAATCAACTACCTTGCCTCGCACAACCACTGGACACCTTTCGCTCACACCTCTGTGACTCTAAGGATGACTGCACCTGTACCAATACGTACTCAATGCTTTAAGCATAAGGTTGGATTCTCTGAGAACGAAGAGAGCCGTAGGTACATTAGCTGTGCGCCTTCTTTCTACACTCCTGAACAGTTTCGCAAAGCCCCTGAAGGCTCCGCAAAGCAGGGCAGTGGTGGGGATATGCACCCTGTCGGTGACAGGTATTGGAGGCGGCACTTCCAGACTGTCTACACGATGTGCTTAGAATCATACGAGATGGCAGTGGATGGAGGTATGTGTCCTGAACAAGCGCGCTTCTTACTGCCTCAAGGCACAGAGGTTAACTGGTATTGGACAGGCTCGATTGCTGCATTCGCTCGTTTCTGTAAGCAACGTCTTGACTCCCATGCACAGAAAGAAATCCAGGAGTTGGCTCAAGAAGTGTCCGACATCATTGAACCTTTGTTCCCTGTCAGTTGGTCCTCTTTAATAGGAGAAAGTTAATGGTTGAAACATTGATGATGATTCTCGTATGCCTTGGCTTCTTAGTGGTGTCCCTAGCTCTAGCCTTTAGCTTTGCTATGAATGCCTACCTAGATTACATGGAAGCCTCCGTAGCTATTGAGCATGGTATCCGCATAGTTACTGAACGTAATTCTAAAGAAGGTGAACCTGATGACAACTCTATTGATTGATGGTGACATCGTAGCTTTCCAAGCTGCGGCTGCTACTGAAGTCCCTGTGAAATGGGATGATGACTTATGGACACTCCATGCCTATGAGTCAGAAGGACAGGCTTTAATTAAGAAGAAACTAGCAGCTATGCTAGAGCAGACAGGGTGTGTTGACTTCAAGTTCTACCTGACAGGTAAAGAGAACTTCCGTTATGACGTGCTTGAATCCTACAAAGGGAATCGCAAAGACACCCGTAAGCCTATGACATTAAAGCCACTCAAGCAGTGGATGATTGATGAATACCAAGCTGTCTTACGTGAACCCTTTGAAGCCGATGACCTGTTAGGTATCCGTGGTAGTGATGGTAACGACACCATCATTGCGTCTGAGGACAAAGACCTTAAGACCGTGCCTTGTAAGTTCTTCAACCCTGCACACCCTGATGAAGGTGTAGTCACTATTAGCGAAGCTGATGCCGACCTCTTCTTCTTTACACAGGTACTCACTGGTGATGCTGTAGATAACTATAAAGGTTGTCCAAAGATTGGCCCTGTTAAGGCCCAGCAAATCCTCCACAAAGCAACGCTCAAGTCCACTGACCTTCACCTACGTAACGTAGCTATATGGGAAGCTATCGTAGCTACCTATGAGAAGGCTGGACTCACTGAAGACGATGCACTAACCCAAGCAAGATGCGCCCGAATCTTAAGGTTCGAAGACATCGCTGATGATGGAAGTATTATCCTATGGAACCCACCCGCATTGAACCAACCCTAGGCACATTACGCCAAGAGGGTGGTGACCACTACCAACACCCCATCCAACCCATTGAGTACATCATGAATAACGAACTCGACTTCTGCGCTGGCAACATCGTGAAGTACGCAACCCGTGCGCCTTATAAGGGGCAGTTTGTGAGTGACGTTAAAAAGA